AAGTATCGCCATCAACGTCTCTAACACCACCTAGAGAAGACCAAGATGCTCCGTTATAACCTTCAAACTGAGTAATGGTTGTGTTATATCTAATAGAACCTTGTGCTGGAATTCCTCTATCTCCAGAAGCTCCAGCAGGAATTACTAAAGATGTGGGGGCAGAGACAACAACCTTTTTATCTGCTGCTGGAGTAATATAAAGATCTTTGGAAATCGATGAAATATTATTATCTAGAATCTTGGTTTCGTTGGAAACAACCAGAGGACAATCGTTGTTAGGTCCAAGTTGAACGGATAAACATTCGGTGAAAACCAAATCTCTAACAGCAACTACGATAAATTGTAGTTGAGTATTCCCATGACTAAAAGCATTTCCAGTTGTATCGACAGGAGCATTTGATAACGAATCTGTTGTTCCATCTCCACCAACTACCAAGTACAAGTTATTTCTATACTTCAGATAAGTTCCATCTGTCACAAAAGTGTTTGGTTGCCACTCTTCGTACGCTGGAATAGTCGGATCAATAGAACGAATCTTATTTACAGCAGCAAATTCTAGATACTCTGTGGATAGCTTTGCCGATATTGGACCATCATTATAGAATCTTAGGATGTTATCATTTACGTTTACATCTAGTTCGGCAGTAATTTTTGTGTTTCCATCAACGTCTCTTACACCGCCCAACGATGTCCACGAACTGACATCAGAATTATAACCTTCATATTGGTAGGTTTCTGTATTATATCTAATACATCCATCAATAGCGACATTAGCAGGCGGTCTTTCTCCAGTTGTTCCTGCTGGTACAGCGAAAGCAGTGGTGCCATTAGTTTTTACAATTCTACCAGTACCATTAGCCCCGATCTCTAAATCATTACCTTCGCCCGAAGCAAAAACCGAATTGTCGTCAATGTTGACAATATTATCTACTATTAAAGAAGTTGCTTTAATTTGACCAGTAGTCTCAAGAACATTTGTGGCAGTAGTAAATGTTACTTGATCTGTGCCAAACTTAACATCTCCATTAATTTTTGTTTGTGGGGACGTTACAGTAATAGAAGTATCGTGTGTAATAACAGGAACATCTAAGCTAGTTGATAATGCTCCAGTACCACCTGTTATATTATTTGTGGTTAAATCGCCAATATTACCAGTAGAACCAGCAAGGTCTGTGATAGTTACAACGCCAGAAACGCTATTAATAGCAAGGAGATTATTTTGCTGAATATCGGTAGCTTCTAGTAAAAATCCAGATCCAAATGTTTTTGGATTGTTGGCATTTTTAGTAATTACTGCTGGTCCACTTGATAAAGAAATACCTCCTTCGGGGGAAGCAGCGTTATAGTAATATAAAGGAGAATCTGTATCAGAAGTGATGGTTATAGTACAATATGTTTGATCTCCAATAACCTCTGTAATTTTGCCTACAGTATACTCAGCACCAGAAAATGTAACATCACCAGTTCCTGTAGTTGAGGCAGCACTGGAAAGTGTTAATGTGGTTGTAGCACCAGAAACGACAACATCACTAACTACAACTCCCGAAGGAAAGGATGAGGTAGCAAATGCTCCCGTTAGAACCATTCCTTTATAAAAAGTGCCGATACTTGTGCTAACATCTACTGTATCTACTCCAGAAGTAGTTGAAATAGATACGTTTTCATATAGAGTATGAATGCCATCAACAGTTTGTGATACATAATAACCAGAAAGTTCGGTAACATTGTATCTGTAAGTATCTCCTACATAATGAATTAAATCGGGTTGTCTAACGCCATCGATAAAAATAATATCTCTAACTTCTACTGTTGCAACTTCATTTCCACTTAAGGGGAGACCTGGAATAACATCGCCAGATCGATCATCTTGAGCAATACCCCTAATTCTGGTGATAGAACTTCCAATAGTTTCAACATCTGTAACTAAAAAGTTGAGTGTACCTGGAGCAGGCGAAGGATCGCTAAGAGTAGATCCAATTGAAATCGATCCAGCAGATGGATTTGATGTAAATGTTAGTTCTTGCTCTTGTTGACTTGTTACTATACGTTCAATGGGTTGTGTCAGTAATAAAGGATCAACCCCAAATTGATCGCCAATTTCGTAACTACTACCACCAACATTTACATCGAAACCAGTAACTTGACCTACATCTGAAATATCAAATTCAAATCCAGAACCATTGGCACTTCTTAAATACTGTGCTTTATCAAATCTTACTACAGAAAGACCGCTAGCTGTTGGTGGGAAGTCAAATGTAATTAAATTGAGATCGTAATTAACACCAACAAAAGTTGATGGCAACGCTCCAGAACCAGATACTACGCTTACGTTAGCACCATCTGCAATAAAGGATACATCGTCTAGAGTATATTCTGATACGTCAGCAACCAGATCAATTTCTACATCAACAGTAGATCCTAAAGTGAGATTATTTCCAGCAGCATACCCACTTCCACCGTCAACTACGGTAAAGTTATTGACTGTTCCTGGTACGTTAGTGATAGTGAATTCAAAACCAGCACCACCTCCTATATCTGCTGCCGCGGCAGAAAGAACATCTCCTTGAGCATATCCAGATCCAGAATCAGAAATGATTACGTCATTAACAGTATTTGATTCATCAACAGAAATAAGTGCTGTAGCACCTGTTCCAGAACCAGAAATATTAGTTAGAGCAATGTCTTCATAGTATCCTTGGTCATACCCACTACCAGCGTTGGTAATAGTTCCTTCAATACCAGCAACATCAAAATTAGCAAGTGCTCCTGTACCACTACCATCCGTCTGTACAGGAACATTTGTATATGTACCAGAATCATATCCAGATCCAACGGTAGTTACTGATCCGATAATACCAGTGACCGTTAAATCAACAGTAGCTTCAACACCTGTACCACCAATCAACGGAACCGCTGTATAAGTTCCTTCGTCATAATTAGTACCAGCGTTTAGGACTACTAATCCCTCATTGAAAACTGCTTTCTGAATAGCAAAAGCGTTTTTATAAAATTTTATTTGCTCTCCGATATCAAGCAAATCTCCAGTAGATCCAACCCATCTGACTAAATCAGATTGTGGTCTATATAAACCTAAACTTTCTTGACCAGTAAATGCCAGCGATGGGGCGGATGCTGTTCCATCTCCTAATTTGATATTGCCAGCCGCAAGGTCACTGTCTCCAGCGGTAGTATTATATAAATCTAAACCAATTAGATTAATAACCTGCCTTTGCCTTTCAAGCGTGTCAGATTTTGCAACGGATCTAAGAACTGCCATTTCTTACTATCTCTTTTAGGAGTTGTTTGATTTCAGATATTTCTTCCTTCAAAGTATTTATGTCGTTAATTGCATTGCCAAAAGTCTGGGAAAAACTCTTGGCGGAAGGCTTCTCTGTGTTTATGATTGCCCCAGTCTCTGTGTCACGAACCAGATTGTCGTGACCCTCAACTTTTAGATATTTCATCAGAATGTAGCGATTGCTCGTAGATCTTGAATCTTGGGAACATAAGCAGGATTATCAGTCTTCATGACGATCTTGATTGAGAATGACGTGAAGTCGATCAAATCTTTAGCGTCATAAGAAAGTTCTTGGTAGTCTTCCTGCTTTTCAAATTGCCCAGAGATAGAGTTTGCTGGAGTTGCTAGAATAGGAATATTAGGACTTCCATCACCATTGAATGGAACCCAACTCGTGTCAGCTAGACTAATGGAACTGGAAGCAGACTTAATCTTGTAATAAAGTTTGATGTTATCAAAATCTGTAGCATTTGCTGTCATCTTAACGGTGATAGCAGTACCAGGATTATTGATAGCAATTTCTTTAGTTACATACTTAGCAACCGAAGAACTGTTAGAAGAATCAGTTTCTGGAATATAATCAACACCAGGAGTGTATGATACAGAAGCAACTTCTACAAACAAAGGATCGTCAACAGAATTTGTAGTTTTTACTACATCACCTTGTCTAAAGATATCTTGTACCTGATTTGCTGACTCTAGAGCTCTACTTAAATCTAGTTCTGCTGTAGTTCCAACGTAATCGTCATTGATTGGTTGGTAGCAATTTTCAACAACTAGAACCTGCTCTTCTGGATCCCAAAGAACAACATTTCCATTGATTTTGTTATCGTAAGAAACATCTAGATCATTAGGATTGTATGCTACTAAGTTTGTATCTTTGTCAAATCCAATTGGAATTCTGGTGATACCGAGAACCTGGACAACAACATTGCTGATACCATTACCTTGAGCATCGATAACATCAAGGTATTCGTTTTTGACAAACTCAGTTTCTGTTATCAAGTCAATTGTAAATTTACCAACTTCAACTTCTTTGACGAATCCTTGGGCGTTTGAAGTTGATCCTACGAGAGTCACGCCCTTAGTAACCTGAGCTTGGTTATCTCCATTTACAGAAAGATTTAAATCATAGATTGGTAGGAAAGAAAGAATTTGATTTCTCTTTCCATATCTATCCTCATAACCAGTAGCATTTTCTACTCTGTTCGAAGCAGTCTTAACCGAAGCTGTTCTCAAATCAATTACTGGAGACAGGGCAGAATCAGTAGTTGACATCATCATCTTGTATGTCAATGTATTTGGTACATCATTCAATACGGCATTGATGTCAGAAGCAATTACCTTCTGGTTGATGAAGTAATGTTCTTCATTCAAGAAGGTTCTTTCATACGTAGTCTTATCATAAGTCTTAAATTCTGTAGCACCTGAATCTACAGGAATGATATTAGTCGTAGAAACAAATGTCTCTAACTTAGTTCCATCTACCTCCAAGTAAGGAATTTGAGCATAGAGTTTTTCATACTTTCTATTATAGCTGGCAATTACATTATCACCGCCACCTAGTACACTAGATCCAGCAACACTTGGTGAAATGATATTATAACTATCGATGCCAGCGTTAGAAACCTGGAACAATCTTCCATTTAAAGTAGAACTAGAAATGCCGCCAACATCTTGGGTTTCGCCATAGAAAACATAAGACTTGCCGCTATCTTCAAAACCATTATCTCTGTGATAAACTTTGACAATAGAATTGTTGTTCTTAAACAGAGAAGATGTAGCGTTTGATTGAGATCTTACACTAGTTTCGAATGGTGCTGATGGTAGTAGTTCGTATCCTAAAGAATCTACAGTTAGTTCAAACTCTGCTGGTGATGTGATATCAAACTGAGCACGATATAAGGTGAACTTAATATCTTCAAATAAATCTTCTGTCCAGTTATCAGTATTTTGTGATTTATAAACCGATCCGAGAGCAGATTGTGTTGTAACTTGATTGCTGGTGGCAATCTCAGTTTCTCCGAGTTTAGAAGACCAGATTTCATAATCTAAGGAATCTGTCTCGATAGCTAGAGCATACTCAGTATTGTTAGACAAATAAACTGGATGCTTGAAAGCAAATCTAGTTGGAGTAGTGGATTCAACTGAATCAGCATTATCAATAGCAATACCCATTATTACTGCTGGAGTATCTTTTGTGATTTCAGCACTGATAGAAGCTCCAGCAGCACCAGCACCAACTCCCTTAATAACAACAGATGGTGGTTCTGTATAACCACGACCAGAGAGGAATACCTCGGAGTTGTATACTTTTCCGCCAGAAACAAAGATGCTAGCAGTAGCAGTAGACCCTCCAGGTAACTGGGGACTTTCTACAACAATAGAAGCGGACTCATATCCATCTCCAGTAGATACAACATTTAGTTTAGAAACTCTTCCAGAATCTTTAGCAATAGATAGACCTAACGTCGTGTTATTTGCTTTATTGTAAGCAGATAGAGAAGGAACTTGTAGAAGTTCATTAGGCATAAAGGAATTGCCGTTGTGGTTGTCTAGAACCAAAGTATAAACTTGATCCTTAGTCAACTGGAATATAGTGCTGGCGTCATCTCCTACTCTAACATTACTTCCATCATATATCTTGGAAATAGGACCAGAAGCATTTGACATAACTCCAGTAACAAACTCGCCCTTTTCAATACTGACAGTATCAAGTTCTCCAGTAACATATACTCTCAAATATGTTTCTGGATTTAGGGAGACTTCTGTGCCAGGAACAATATTCTTTCCTGGTTTTCCTAGAGAAACATCTGTTAAGTATGCTCTCAAAGGAATAGTATCACTCTTTTTCTTGAAGAAGAGATCGACACCAGTAACCATCACACCTTGATTAAAGTTTTCAATCTTGAAGGTCTGAGCAAGTGGATTTGGTTTGATTGGATTATCAGTATTGCTCTCAGTTAATTGTACACCTTCATTTGCCTTGAAGTGAGACACTGCTGTTGAAATAATGCTAGGTGGATTACTAGGAGTAGATCCCATAGCATAGAATTTAACTTCAGCATATGTGACAACTTCGGACTTATCTCCGTTACCAGAATCAGAAGTAAATCTGATGGTTTTTTCACCTGTTGTGATTCTAAGTTCTTCTGCTCCCTCATTGTAGTTCACAGTATCAACGTTTCCTGTCCAAACAGCATTAGAAACTGGTGGAGCTCCAGCTGGTACGAGTAAAATGCCACTCAGATTGCCGTTAGAATCGGTTACAAGAGGCGCTCCGAAGGTTCCTACACTATTTCCAGCAATTCCAGTAAAACGACTGTCAGGGGCACACCAGGCACCAACGTCTTTACCTTCCATAAAGACATACACTTTAGTGTTTGGTTTCAGTCTATTGACAGTAAACTCAATTGGAATAGATCTAGCAAAGAATGTTAGAGAACTGGCGACAGTCTTACCACCAACATTCTTAGTAGCAATACCTTTTCCAATCTCATTATTCTGAGGACTTACATTTGAAGAGCTAGAAATCTTTGCTGCCGTAACAGTAGATTCGATGTCTTCACTATTGATATTGGAGAAAGATTCGATGTTTCCAAAAGCTTGATCTGTTCCAATCCAATTTACGATGAAAGAGTTGTAGACGCTAGAGTAAGCATCGTTTACATTACCCTCTTTTGCCAAGAAAATAGAATTAATTTTTGTATTGGAATCTGATACTAGCGGAATTGAAGACTGGTCATACCAAGAATCGTGTTGGGGACTAATATGAGAATCTCCAACATATTGAATTACAACAAATGGATTTGGATTGATAGTAGTTGTGGCGTTCTTGTTGCCAAGCAACTCAACTTCTGTGAATGGGAGAGTAATAACATTATCGTTGATAACATATCCATCTGCTTGTCTCTGGTCCTCTCTAGTATTAACTTCTACCAGTCTGAGACTATCTTCTTTAGTTTGTGCTCTTAGAACTGACTGTTGTGTATCGATAGCACACTTATAGTCAATAGACTTAAGATTGCCAGTACCATGAGATTCGAAATTATCAACTAAGAAACCACTCTTGGTTTTTTCCAAACCAAGATCATCCTTGACTTGCATGTTTTGAGTTTGCTGCTCTAGGATGCTTAGCGTGGTGTAATACTCAAGACGCTCAATACGCTTCTCTAGTTTGCCGATATCCTTCATGGTATAACGCTTGTTATCCACAGGAACAACTCTAACGTCTCTGCTGCTATTTGTATAAGCAGGGATGTGTAGATAGCAAAGAGCTACAGCATCTTCGATGGGTTCTGGTTTTGCTGGATTCAAAGAAGAGTTACCTTTCTTGATGGTAAAGTCTCCTTTCTTAGTCAAGAATAGTCCATCAATACGATCAAGATACTGCTTCTCACTAAATGTCATTGTGTAAGAAATATTAGCAGAATCTTTCACTGGAGATGGAGTTGCTGCTGCTACACCACCCTCACCAACAAAACTAATGTAATCAGTAGAATCATATTTGGAAACTACAGACTCATCTTGGAATCCTGTAATAGATGTATTCTTATCTACTTTTGGTCTGAAATCAATACAATCCCTGAGAGGAACAACACCGCTTATATCGGAGTTAAATAATGGAATTTCATTGGATGGAACTCCAGCTTCATGTGTGTAGGAATCTACCGTACAGAAATCTCCAGTAGAGTGGTCAAAGTAATCGAAGACAACAACAATCTGACCAGTGGGAGCATCTACTCCTGGTTTGAGGATAATTCTAGATACATCATAATATGTGTCACGCTGACCATCATCAAAGTTGAATTTGTAAGTGATATCAGTACCACTAACTAGGTTGCCAGACTTATCAATTGCTGGTGGGTTGGTTGAAGTTCCTTCGTATACTTTCTTAAGTTTGTATACATCGGAATAAGAGAATGTTTCGATAGCATCGGAATCATAATCTTGACCTCTAATAGGAATTACTCTATCGCCAGAAGAAATAACAATAACTCTCTTGTCTTTAATAGCAGTCTTGAGTCTTGGTCTAGCTCTACCAATTTCTACAGTAGCAGTAAGTTTTAGAGTTGGATATGTGCCACCATCAGGAATAACTCCAAAATAAGATGCTGGAAGATCTTTTATTCTTAAAGCACCAGCAGTTACTGTACTAGCGGTAACAATAGATTCTGAGATATCGATGTATTTGGAGTCAATAAAAACAATATCTCCATTCTCGACAAGAGGAGAAGATCCTTTATCCAAAATAGTAATAACAAAATTCTTCTCATCAAATCCTACAAATCTTTGAGTTCCGACTGGCAATTGGGCAGTAAAGGTTAAACCAGAACCAGGAGAAGATAGTTCAGTAACAAAATCTTTTCTGATGTAATACTTAAACTTAGTATCAGACTCGTCATTAATAACAGAAGCAACTTGCTTACTTCCAGTTGGGAAGACGAGTGTTGCTGTAGCATTATTAAGTCTAGGGCGTAGTCTGATTACAGTGGCATTAACAACATTTTGTGGTAGGGAAACATCTAGATAGATTCTTGGTTTTTCAATACCCTGTGTATCGGTTACATATTGTACAACAGCTTTAATAGTTTCATTATTTTCTCCACTAAACTGAACGATGTCACCTTGTACCAAGAAACCAGATAGGTCGGCACCAAATCCATTACATTCAACATACTTTCTTCCCTTATAACCAAAGAAAGTAAATGCGCTTACTTGATCAAAGGTAGCATATTGACTAGAAGATACATCAATGTCAGCAGAGAATTTATAGTTGTTGTAAGTAGATCCGAAAGACTTTACATTTTGTGGAACGTATGTAAATACAGTATCTCTATAAAGGACAGGTACGATAGTAGCAGGATTTACATCTGTATTGCTATCTTCGTTAGTAGAAATAACTGGGGGATTGAAAAACTCTAGATTACGTAACTTATTATCTTTGATACCAGCTGAGTATACAAAAGCACCGCCTGTAATTTCAGAACCATAGGTTTCCATAGAAATCTTGGACTGATCATAGGTAACTCCATTGATAACCATACTGACACCAGTGGTATATCCACCACCTCGGTTGGTCACAATAAAGTGTGAAATTGTATTATTCTTAGCAATTCTATTAGTGTTATTATCTTCGTCTAAAATAGTTTCGCCTGGAATAAATTCTCCATAAAGAGTAGTTACAAATAACTTTTTCTTAGACGTAAAATTGGCAGTAGCATCATTTTCGATAACACCGTATGCCTTACTGTCCTTACCATAAACATACTTTCCTGTAGAGAAAGTTCCGTTTCCAATAGGAGCTTCTAACAAGAGACGAGTGAAGAAGGTTGGATTGAAGTACGAGAAACCAAAGGTAGCATTATATGGTTGAGTATTTCCAACTCTTCCTCTAGAAAGAACGATGTCAGTATCCTGATTAAATCCAGCACCTCTGTTAATGAGTCTGAAGTTCTTTGGTTTTGCTAGTCCAATAACTGGGGTAATACTTTCGTTATAATCAACAATGGTTCCATAGGGAGCACTTTCTGTCTCCATGGTTCCTTGTGTTGAATAGATAAATCTCAATCTATCTGCTGGACCTAGATCATACTCGACTAAGTATTCGTCTAGAATAGCTCTGTCTCCAACAATAGTTAACTCTAAGAATTGAGCATCTGTACTTGGGTCTACTTGTACACGACTTACAATACTCTTAGACAAAACATCAGCAAATTTGCCATCAACTGTGCTATTGCCTCTTTCAGTGACAAAATAAATTCTGTCTGGAATTTCTGAAAGGGTAGATGGGAATACACCTTCTACCTTAACATAGATTGTCTTAATACCTTGTGCTACAGTAAAGGTCTCAGATCTTCTGTTGACAGAAGTTTTCTGAGTTTGTGTTCCTAAACCATTGGTGCCAACTGTACCATCGTTAAAGACTCCATTCAAAGTTACTGTTGGATATCCAGTGATTACATCACCAACTGTATTGAGAGGTACGGAGTTGAAAACATTAGTAATGCTAAATTCTGGTAGACCACCAGACTTGATAGTAATATTATCTCTGGTGAGAGTATCTCTTCCCTTTTCAACTTCTAGATCTTTAGTCTCTTTATTGACAATTTCATATCCTTTTACAT